TTTGATAAAGACGCTTTTTGTGGTCCTGGTATTGTACATATAGAAGATGGTGAAGTAATTGCATTATATAATGCAGTGCCAGAAGGTGCTACAATGGTAAAAAAAGATATAGACGCAGCAGCTTTTGAAAGATGGAGTTTAAGAGCTAAAGAAAGATGGAATAAAGATTAATGGACCCAGTAACTATAGCCTATATATGTTTTGGTACCTTATGGGTTATGGGAGCTATAACCTATTTATAAATTATGGCTAAAACTCCAAGTAACGAATATTTTACACCAATTAAAAAAAGAACAAGTATAGGTAATTCTTCTCGTTCAAGACCTAAGAATAAAAGAAAGAGGCTATCATGGAAAAAATACAATCGACAAGGCAACAGATAATAGAAGATGTTAGGCTGTGGTCTAAACATTTTTTAGAAGTACCTAATTTACACTTAGGGGGTGTTCCTGCTTGCCCTTTTGCTAAAAAAGCATGGCTAGATAAAAAAGTATGGGTTTTTGTAAAAACAAAAGGAAGCACTTATAAAAAAGAACTTAATAGCTGTATTAAAAATTTAAACTTTTCTGTGTCAGAAATACTAATATTTTGTGATCCTTATTATAGCTATTCCCCCAACGAACTTCATTATGCAACAGAAGAGTATAATGACTGGTATAACTCAAAAGATATATATTTTATGAGTTTTCATCCTTCTAACCCAGCTAATAAAGAAGAACAGGAGTTTTTAGTTAATCCAGAGGGTAAACCCCCAGAGGTTCAAAGTGACTTAAAATATTCTATGATGTTGGTACAAAAGTTCTCGCAATTACAGCAAGCTTCTGATAAATTACATAAACAAGGTTACTATAAAGGGTGGCCTGACGAATACTATCGAGACGTCGTAGTATCTCGGAAGACAAAATATAAAAAGATCAATGGAGGTCTATCATGATGGGAAAGAAAAAAGTTGCTAAAAAAAGAGGTGGCGGTGCCATAAATGAACATAAAAGATTAGCTATGGGTTTACCCATTTCAAAAAAATCTGGTGGTTCAGTAGGTAAAAAAGAACAAGGCTACACAGATAGAAAAGATGAATCTATCGCAATGAGAGTTAAAAAGAAAAGAAATAAAAAACAATTAAAAGCTAGTGCTAACGAGTCTTATGGTAAATTTGGTAAAGGTACTGGTAAAGGAGTAATTAATAAACGTGGTGGTGGTATAGCTAAACGTGGCATGGGAATTGCTAAGTAGTTAAATGCCAACCTATGCAAGTACATCTAATTTTGATTTCTCAATTGATGAAATAGTAGAAGAAGCTTTTGAACGATGCGGTTTACAAGATCGTACAGGATACCAACTTAAAACCGCTCGTCGTTCTTTAAATCTTCTTTTAGCTGAATGGTCTAATAGAGGGCTTAATCTTTGGACAATACAAAAACAGACAGCAGCGTTAGCTGCAAACACTATTGAATTAAGTGGAACTGCTTTGTATGGAGCAACAGCTAGTGATGCTTCTCAAATTGTTGAAATAACAGATGTAGTTATTCGTGATTCTAGTAATAATGAATATTCGTGTTCACCTATTAGTAGATCTACTTACTTAAATTATACCGTAAAAACTTCTGGTGGAAGACCGACTCAGTATTATTTTGAAAAAACAATTAATCCTAAATTATTTTTATATCCAGCAGCAGATTCAGCTTACACAGTAGTTTATTATGCTATGCTGAGAATGAAAGATTCAGGTGATTATACTAATAATAATGAAATTCCTTTTTCTTTTTTACCTTGTTTAACAGCAGGTTTGGCTTATTATATTTCAATGAAATATGCTCCTGATAGAATATCTATATTAAAAGGGGTATATGAAGAAGAATTTAGAAGAGCCGCGGATACTAATAGAGAAGATGTAAGCTCTCGTTTTGTTCCTGGTAATACTGCTTTACAGTGGTGGAGTTAGAATGGCACGTTATTCATCAGGAAAATTTGCATTAAGAATATCAGATAGAGATGGTCAAGCTTATCCCTATAATGAAATGGTGCAAGAATGGACAGGCGCTTGGGTACATACTTCAGAATATGAACCTAAGTCTCCTTTATTAAACCCAACTAATCATCCAACAGATGCACAATCTTTACAACATGCTAAACCTCAAGTAGTTAGTGTAACTATACCTCTTGGAGGAATTTACATAAATGATGAACCAACTTCAACTACGATGAGTCAAGGAGGTTCAAATGGTGTTTCTCCTGCAATTGGAGCAAATAGTTTTCAAACTGTTTTACAAACAATACAACAATTTAATCCTATACCTGCGCCGGGGGCCATGGAAACTGTACAGGTAAGAACAATGAAGCCTTTAAATGGAAGTTCCCAAGCTAATCAAGACACAAAAATGAATACTCAATTAGGAATCGTAACGGTGGCAATATCATGACAACTTTTTCAGAATTACAAACACAAATTAGAAGTTACACAGAAACTGATAGTAATGTTTTATCAGACACTATAGTTAATGATATTATTTTACAGGCCGAATTACGTATATTTAGAGAGGTAGATTTAGATTGTTTTAGATCTTATCAATTTACAACGTTAAGTGTAGGAAATGAATTTATTGTATTACCGGGGGCTACTCCTAGTACAATGTCTTTTGTTCGTACCGCATCTATATATCCCACTGCTGGAGGAGATGCTAACGTTAGAACTTACTTAGTTCAAAAAGATATTAGTTATATGACTGAATATTGGCCTAACAGAACCACTCAAGGCAAACCTAAATACTATGCTATGTGGGACCAAAATACATTATATGTTGCGCCAACCCCAGATTCAGCATATAAGATAGAATTAGCTTTGAATCGTAATGAAACAGGGCTTTCCGCAACTAACACAACAAGTTGGGTTAGTCAAAATGCGCCACAAGTATTATTGTATGCTTGTCTTGTAGAAACATTTAAGTTTTTAAAAGGACCATATGATTTGCTTGCACAATATGAAAAAAGCTATCAAGAAGCTACACAAAGACTTGCAATAGAACAACAAGGAAGAAGACGAAGAGATGAATATCAAGATGGTGTTATTCGTTTACCGTTGCCTTCACAAAACCCATAGGAGATAAAAATGGCTATATCACAAGCAGTATGTAATACTTTTAAAAGAGATCTTTTAAAAGGATTTCATGATTTTGCAAATGGTGGTAGTACTTTTAAAATTGCTTTGTTTACATCAAGTGCAAGTTTAGATGCAACTACAGAAGATTATTCAACAAGTAATGAAATTACAAACACGTCTGGTTCTGCTTATACAGCAGGAGGCCTAACTTTAACAAACCAATCTGTAACAGGAAGTACATCAGCATCAACAGCATATGTTGATTGGTCTACTGATCCTCAATGGACATCAGCAAGTTTTACAGCAAACGGCGCTATGATCTATAATACAACAACAGATGGTGGTTCGGGAACAACGGATGCAGTTTGTATTTTAGCTTTTGGTTCTGACTTTACAGCAACCAATGGTACATTTACTGTTCAATTTCCAGCACCAGGCACAAGTACAGCTATACTGAGATTATCGTAGGAGTTTAACATGGCATTGATTATCAATGATCGTGTTAAGGAAACCACGACAACAACAGGAACAGGAACTGTAAACCTTGCTGGAGCAAGTACAGGATTTCAAACTTTTGTTGCTGGTATTGGCACAACTAATACAACATATTATTGTATTGTTGCTCAATCAGGCACAGAATATGAAGTTGGTATAGGAACAGTAACTGACGCAACACCTGATACATTATCAAGAACTACAATTCTTGAAAGTACAAATGGTGATGCTGCTGTAGATTTTTCAGCAGGTACGAAAGATGTTTTTTGTACATATCCAGCAAAACGTGCTCCCTCTCCTAGCATGGATGCGACTGCATATGTAACAACACATAATTCTACTTTAAGTGATGATCAAACAATAGACTCAGGTGTTTTAGCAGGTCCTGTAACAATAACAGGCACTCAAACAATAACAGGTAACTTGGTAATTATATAATGGCTTCAGAAATTAAAGTTAATAAAATTTCCCCTGCAACAGGAACCTCTTTCACGATGGGGGACTCAGGTGATACGTTTACGATTCCGTCAGGGGCCACGATCACAAATAGTGGTACTGCAAACGGATTTGGTTCAGTAGATTGGCAAACATCAGATATTAAGACAAGCACCTTTACAGCAGTGGCTGGTAAAGGTTATTTTGTTAATACTACTGGTGGTGCTATAACAGTTAATCTTCCAGCCGGAACTGCTGGAGATCAAATAGGTTTAGTTGATTACGCAGGTACATGGGATTCAAATAATTGTACTGTGGCAGCAAATGGTTCAGAAAAAATTCAAGGTTCAACTGACGATGCAATTTTTTCTAGAGATAGAGAAGCATTACAAATAGTTTATGTAGACGCAACACAAGGTTGGGTTATAACATCAGTAGCAGATCAAGGCGGTACACAAGCTGAATATGTTACAGCATCAGGTGGTACCGAAACAACTTCAGGAGATTACAAAATTCATACATTTACAGGATCAGGTACATTTACAGTTTCGTGTGGAGGTAATGCATCAGGTTCTAATTCAGTAGATTATTTAGTTATCGCTGGAGGAGGCAGTGGAGGTGGAACACCATGTGGCGGTAACCAAAGAAGTGGTGGCGGTGGCGCTGGAGGATATAGAGAATCTTTTCCTAATCCTGGTAGTGGCGGTCTACCTGTTTCCGCACAAGCCTATCCTATAACTATAGGAGGTGGAGGCACTGCTTCTGGTATTGTCGGATCAAATGGATCAAATTCAATTTTTTCTACCATTACATCGGCTGGTGGAGGTAGAGGAGGACATCAAGAAGCTCCCGTTCCAGGAGCCGCTAATTCAGGTGGTTCGGGAGGTGGAGGATCATCAAGTAATACATCTGGAGGTAGTGGCAATACTCCTCCTGTAAGCCCTTCTCAAGGTAATGCCGGAGGAAATAGTACAGGTTACAATAATCAAGGAGGCGGCGGAGGCGGCGCTGGAGAAGCTGGTAACACTGATGGTACTGGTGACGGTGGTGACGGTGCTGCTTCTAGTATAACAGGGTCCCCTGTTACAAGAGGTGGTGGCGGAGCTGGTGTATCTGGTCCAGCTGGTGGAGCTGGCGGTGGCGGAGCTTTTGTTCCAGGTGTTGGTTGCGCAGCAGCAGGCACTGCTAATACTGGTGGCGGTGGCGGAGCTGGTTATGGTGCACCAAACGCAGGCGGTGGCGCAGGCGGTTCAGGTATCGTTGTAATCAGATACAAATACCAAAACTAATGATATGGCAAATGTACGAATTCGTGATCAAGGAAAACTTACACTAAAAGATTCAGATAATTCTAACGAAGTATCTTTACAAAGTCCTTCTACTGTTTCAGACAATCAAGACTTTATTGTTCCTAATGCTGATGGTTCAGCAAATAATATTATTACAACAAATGCTTCAGGCACATTATCTTTTACAGATATAAATACTTTAGTTGCATCAGATATTGATTGGCAAACAGGTGCTATTAAAACAGGTGATTTTACAGCGGTTGCAGGAAAAGGTTATTTTGTTAATACAACATCAGGTGTAATTACTGCTACTTTACCTGCCAGCCCAAGTGCAGGAGACTTTGTAGCTTTAAAAGATTATGCTGGTACATTTGCAACTAATAATTTTACAATAGCTAGAAACGGAAATAACATTCAAGGTAATGCTAATGATTCAGTTATATCAACCAACAGAGCATCAGTAGTTTTACAATATATAGATGCAACAAAAGGTTGGTTATATACAGTAGAAAATAATGTTGATGATTTAAGACCTCCTTATGTTGCAGCAACAGGTGGAACAGAAATTACAACAGGAGATTTTAAAGTTCATGTTTTTACAAGTTCAGGAAGTTTTCAAGTAACAAATGCAGGTGGTGCTTCTGGATCTAATTCAGTAGACTATTTAGTGATTGCAGGTGGGGCTGGAGCTGGTGGTGTTTCTCACAGTGCTTTTGGCGCTGCAGGTGGGGCTGGAGGTTATAGACAATCTTTTCCAAATCCGAGTACGGGTGGAACACCTGTTACTGAACAAACTTATCCAATAACAGTAGGTGCTGGTGGCGCTGGTGGAGGTGGTGGTCAACCTACTCCTCGTCCTAATGGTTCTAATGGAAGTACTTCAATATTTTCAAGTGTTACATCTGCTGGTGGTGGCGGAGGTGGAACTGCTACGACTAATGGTAGTGCTGGCGGATCTGGCGGAGGTGGAGGTGTAGGAAATTCTGGACCTTTAGGCTCTGGTGCTGGCTCTGGCGGTGCTGGTAATACTCCCCCTGTAAGTCCACCTCAAGGTAATGCTGGTGGTAATGGTGCTCCTGTATCAGGCTCTGGTGGTGGAGGCGGTGCTGGTGGTTCTGGAGGTAATGCTTCCGACAATGCAGGCGGCTCTGCAGGAATAGGTTCTAACATTCCTGATGCTTTTTTTGGACCAACTGCTCCTTCATATGGTACACCAGGTCCTTCTGGATCTACAAGATATTTTTCTGGTGGTGGTGGAGGTTATGGTCAATTAACACAAGGTATGGGTGGTGCTGGTGGTGGAGGAAATGGTCTTGCTTTTGGTCCTCCCGCTTTTGTACCTGCTACATCAGGAACTGCAAACACAGGTGGAGGTTCTGGAGGTGGTTCTAGTGGTGGAACAGGTGGTTCAGGTATTGTAATTATTCGCTACAAGTATCAAAATTAATATGGTAAAAAACATTTATGTCTGAAATAAAAATTAATACACAAGGCGAAGTAAAGTTATTTGATTCAGATAACTCACATTATATAGGTTTAAAATCTCCAGCAACAGTTGGAACTAATCAAACATTTATATTACCTGATGCTGATGGTAGTGCTAACACTGCACTTAAAACAGATGGATCTGGTAATTTAGGTTTTGTTGATGTTACAACATTAGTAACAGCAGGTATTGATTGGCAATCAACTGTTCAAACAACAGGATTTACAGCAGTATCAGGTAAAGGATATTTTTGTAATACAACGGGTGGTGCTTTTACAGCAACTCTACCTGCAAGTCCTACCGCTGGTGATATTGTTGCCTTAAAAGATTATGCAGCCACATTTGGAAGTAATAATTTAACAATAGGAAGAAATAGTTCTAACATTCAAGGTGCTGCTACTAATTCACTGTTGTCTACAAATAGAGCAAGTGTTGTTCTTGTATATGTAGATGCTACCAAAGGGTGGTTATATGTACAAGAATCAAACGTAGGTGATCTAGAAAACAAAACATATATTGTTGCATCTGGCGGAACAGAGACAACATCAGGAGACTATAAGATTCACACTTTTAATTCTTCAGGAACTTTTACAGTCTCGTCCGTAGGAAATTCTGCGGGTGGAGGAGCAGGTGTATCTTATACGGTTGTAGCTGCAGGCGGAGGAGCTGGTGGAGATCAAGGATCTGGTGGTGGAGGTGCTGGAGGTTATAGAGAAGGTAAAAACTCTGGTGACCCTTATACAGCTTCTCCTTTAAACGCACCAGCAGGTTTAACAGTTTCAGCTCAAGGTTATCCTATTACAATAGGAGCTGGTGGAGCTGGTGGAGCAACAGGCACACCCGAAGATGGCACAAGTGGAGGAACTTCTATTTTTTCAACAATAACTTCAGCAGGAGGCGGAGGCGGAGGTCTCGGTGATTCTGGTGGAGGTGGAACGGGAGTTGCTGGTGGATCTGGCGGCGGAGGCGGAGGTCGTGGTAACGATTCTGGCGGTGCTGGTAATACTCCTCCTGTTAGTCCACCTCAAGGTAGTAACGGAGGTAATTCTAAACCACAATCCTCACCTGGAAATGATAGAGGTGGAGGTGGCGGCGGAGCAACATCTGTTGGTCTCAATGCACAAGACGATACTGGATTTGCAGGCAACGGTGGCAATGGTGCTACTTCATCAATAACAGGTTCTCCTGTCACTCGTGGTGGTGGCGGTGCTGGAGGCACTGAATCAGGAGGTGCTGCTGGCGGAGCAAGTGGTGGTCCTGGCGGCGGTGGAGACGGTGGAAATGGTGATGCAGGAAGCAATGGAACAGCTAACACTGGTGGTGGTGGAGGTGGCAGTGGTAGTGCAACTAGCGCAAGTGGTTCAGGCGGTTCTGGTACTGTTATTATTAGATACAAATATCAAAATTAATGTTTAACAAAAAAGATTTTTAATATAGTATAAG